CTGAACTACTTTTTCTTCGATTGCCATAAATTAGTCGGATAAAATGTTTGAGGTTTTCTTTTTAGAAACTTTTTTAGTTTCTGTTTTTGATTCTACTGGAGTAGACTTAACAGCAGGAATCTCTGCTAGTTCCCATTTGTATGTTCCGTCAGATTGCTGAACATAATCTAGATGTTTGCCCATAATTTATATGTACTTAACTGTTATTCTAACAAACTATTCAGGTTTGACTTCATTCGCTGTAGGTAACACTTCTCCTTGTACCAAAATATCTCTAAACTCTTCTCTATCAATAACTTGTTGATCAAATAATGATGTTAATGCTGTAATATCCTGTCCAATCAATCTTTCAATATCAAAATCTCTACTAATCTTTACTTCTGGAGGTTCTATTCCTACATATTCAGCAGATAAATTAAATGCTTTCTGTAGTTTTTGTTCCAACTCCATAGAAACCATTGCAAGCATGGAGTTTGTGTCAACACGATCTAATCTTCTTGCATCAGCACTTTCAGCTACAAATTTTTGTTGTGATAACGTACTGATCCCTAAAGTAGCCATTTGCATTTGTAATTCTTTAATCTCAGCAGATTGAGCATCAAATGCACTAGAAGCTGGTTCAACATAATAAACTTTATTGCCTGGCTGAGTTGCCATCGCATAATTAACACTTATAGCTAGATCTTTGGTTTGATCGTCATATCCTTCCATGACCAACATTGGTTGAGATGCAACGTGCAAACTATGTATTAAGTCAGCCTGCCTTTGAAAATGTGCAAGATTTAAATATGCAATGTCTAATAAAGGTGGTTTACTTACTAAATTTTCAACTTTTCCAGAATAAATAGTGACTAGTGGTATTTCACCAAGAGAAAATTCTCCCGATTCTGCTAATTTAAAATCTTTTTCTCCCGCAGGACTAGCCATATTGCCAGCGTAAGCACCACTATCCTCTTCATACATATCTTCTATTGTTTCTTTTTTCCTGAAAACACGATAACGACCAGGCTCTATAACTCTCATCTGCTCATAAATCTTTTCACCAAAAGCTCCATCGGGTAATACTGCCCTTTCAGCAATTCTTACCTGAGTTAAGTTGCCGTAATTAGATTCTCTATCTAATCTCCAACCATAAATATTTGTAGGATCTATTTCGATCCAGTATGGTCTACGATTCTGTTGACGTTCTTCAGCTAAACTCATTGCACCAGAAGGTGCAGGATAATCTACAAGAATATGACTTTGACCATAAGTAAGAGAACACATCAATAATCTTCTTGCATATTCATCTAAATCTGATTTACAACCATCAACATCCATCTTGAACATCTCAGTCCAATATGGATCTTCTCTAGGTTCTAATGGTAAAAACGCTTCACTATTTTCTCTTAAATATTCTGTTCCTTCACTAACAGCTTTCATTATTTCCCAACCCTTCACCATATCCAATACGGCCCTGGTACGAACGAATGGACTATCAACACTTCCTACAGAAGATGAAGCAGTAATACTTGTTTTTAATAATCCTGGGAGTGCGTAGGTCATGAGTTACCACTTAGTTTTGTTAGCCCAAAAAGCTGCCGACATTTTGCCTTTTGCTATATTCTTAGCATGACGAGCTTTAAAAGACTTACGTCTTGCTTTTTCTTTTTCGGTTTGGGGATTTTTCCCTGCACCAGATACACCCTGTTGACCATAGCGTATTAATTTTATTTTATCGCCTTCTTTTGCTAATACAACATGAGATTTAGTGGGATGGTTAGGAGTTCTCTTAGGTTTATTAAATCCAGACAGTCCGAATCTCTTTAACCTTGAATCTTTTGTCATTTACCCACCCTGTTCATTGCCATTTCGTGAGCTTTCTTGAAGCTAAATCCATCACGCATTTTGCGTTTCATATAATTCAAGTGCCTATCGGTATGGTGCACCGAATGTTCCTCTAATTGTTTACGTTGTTTTGGTGTTAATCTCATTTTTTCTTACGTTTTGTTCTAGTTTTACGCTTATGTTGATATTCTATCTTCTTGCTGCTAGTTTTTTCACGTTTAAATCTTGCTTTTTCACTAGCTGTCATCTCTCCTACTGTCTTAGGTGTCTTACTTGAGACACGTTTACTTGGTCTACACGCTGGGTATCCTCTTTTTTCTCCTTTTGTACGACCACAAGGTTTGCCAGTTTTAACATCAACCCAATTTTCCTTGAACCAACGTGTTAAACCACTTTTGGCTCTAGGACTTGTACTACTTTTTCTTTTTTGTGGCACGTTTTTTCTCCACTCGGTAAGTTCCACCACGCTTTTTATACTCTCGGACTAAC